CATTTTGATAGTCCCTATCTGTTGGTTCTTCTTTGTTCATAATCTTTGAACTAATTGCTAAAATTGGTCCAAAGTATTTTGTTTTATCAAGTTCTTCTGTGCTTTCTTTAAGGTTTTTATTTTTTGTAAATGCCTCAGTTTTAAGTTCAGTTTTTAGTGGTTTTTGTGGTGCTAATACTCTCTTATATTTTCCTTTCGAGAGTGTTCTTTTTACTCCACCTCTAGACCTACCACCTCTTGTAGCACCACCACCTTTATAAGTATAAGGTTTTCCTGTTTTTGGATCATTATCAACCAATCCCATTTTACGAAGTCCAGCCTCAGTTAAATTATATGCTGCTTCTCCTGCAAAATAGGAAGCCCCAAATCCAGCAACTGCAAGAGCAATAGCAGCAGGTATTCCAACTCCAGTTATTCCTAAAGCAGCTGCGCCAGCAATTACTCCTGCATAAGCAGCCATACCAGCAGCAACACCAGAAACTGCACTTATGAGAGTTCTTATCCCATCCTTACCTCTTCCCTGTGATACTAACATTCCAGAATTAATTAAATCAGGAATAAGAAAAACAAGACCTAATAATCCTCCTTTTGCTTTTATTCCTTTTGGTAATCTGAGTTTACTTCCACCACTAGTGCTGCCTGTAATTTTAGGTCCACCACCCATTGGTCTCGGTGTGCCGCCACCGGTAGTGACAGTTGGTCTTTGTCTTAATGGATTTCTTATATCGGGTCTTCCTTGTGGTTTACCTCCACTGGTTGTTCTAGTGGGTTTTTTAGTAGGTTGTTCACGAGGACCAGAACCACCAGACATGGCCTCCATAGCCATGGAACCAGCAAGAACAGTTGTTAAGAATAGTGCAGTATCAATTGCACCTATAAACTTATCAAATCCTTTTGCAAAGTTTTCTCCTCCAAGGTTTTTAATAAATCCACGAGTTTTATCATATGCTTTGTATCCAATATCAATAAAAGTCACTAACCCATTTAAGAGTTTTCCTCCAACATCAATAATAAAATCTGCAGCATTGCCCAAAAATTTAACGATGGGCATTATTTTTGGAAGATGTTTAATCAATCTAACTGCAAAGTATCCCAGAAGAACATTGCCAATAAAATTTTTAATAAAATCTAAAATACCCATTCTTGGAGCAGATGGCATCTTTACTTTACCACTTTCTGCATTTGGTTTTGTTTCTAATTTTGTTTCTATATCTTCTTTTCTTTTTTTACTTGTTGCTTTCTTTTTATCATCAAGTTGTTTCTTGTCGAGTGCAAGTGAACCCTTAAGAATATTTTCTATTTTAATAACATTTATTTTAATACTCTCTATACCTTTAATTGATTTTTTTGTTAAAACAATATTAACAGGTCCACCACCAACCATCTTTTCTTGCTGTGCTTTTTGCATTGCAAGTCTTGCTGATGATTTATTTAAAAGTTTATCTGCGTTGATTGCCATTTATTTTATCTCGTCACACCAAGAGTTTTTTGTTTTGCATTACCACCCGGTGCTGTTGCACTGAAACTTGGAACCGATGTAGATGTACCACCACCATATCCTCCTCCACCTTGAGAAGGTGTTGCTGGAACATACATGATTCTTGGTTTTGGTGGTGTTAATGGTTTTATTGTTGGTCTTGATACTGATTTTGAACTGCCGATTGGAGAGGTTGGTCTAGCACTTTTTGGTGCATACCCACCTTTCTCATAAGGCATAGGACTAGCCTGTGCAGGTTGACCAAAAAGACTTTTAACACCAGATGCTACAGAGGACCCAATTTGTTGAAATACATTTTGTGATTGTGTTTTTGGTTTACTGGAACCAACTTTAGTATTGGAATTGTTAATAGATGCCATTATGTTTTTAGCATTTGCAAGTCTTCTATCAAGATGAGGTATTCCAGGAGCCTCATATGCTTTCATAAAATTCGTAGTTGCATCAATAAGATTTGTTGAATTTAACCAAGTGCTTTTTGTATTTCTACCATAAGGAAGTTGAGGACTTCCTTCGGAATCTGGATTACCAGTATCCATTTCGTGTTTTACATAATCCAATTGTAGCGGCAAACTATTGATAATACTTGGTCCATATTTTTTCATAGCAGTGTCCCACCTTCCCGGTGTTTCCCATTGTGCTATACCTCTACCAGGACCTCCACCAATTTGATATGTGTTTGGTTTGAGTCCAGGTGCTTCTGTCTCAAAGTTTGCCAGAGCACCTGCAATATGATAAGGTTTAGCTGTTGGAAATTGCAACTTCATAGTATTATATGCAAGTTTTGTGTTTGCAGTCAATGGTTTTCCTATCGCACCACCACCAGCAGCATAAGTAGTTCCACTTATCATCTTGGGTTTATTTGTTCCTCCTCCAGCAGCATTCATTGTTTCAAGAGTATCTACACCATACTTCTGCACTGCTCCTGTAGACATTACAAATTCACCATCACTTAACATCGCAGGTATTTTATCAACTCCTTTCTCACCACTTACAAATCCACCAAACGTATTCCCCATTCCACCAAGCATACCCTTAAAGTTAAATCCACCCCCCTTAAATGCTGGAAATTTTGGTATTACAAATCCACCACCAGAATATTTTTGTACTGCTGGTTCTGCTTCATCACTACCTTTTAATCCCTCAGAGAGTGCTAATGTTCCACCAACAACAGCAGTGGTTGCTACTGCACCTGCTATAAGTTTTCCTGGACCTCCTAAAAATTTCCCTATACCACGCAGTTTTTGTGCTTTACTTAAAAGTACAATTTTGGCAAGTAATCCAACAGCACCTTTTGCAACTATTTTAGTTAATGATAAAGCAAATCTACCAAGAGAAGTTCCAAAAAGTAAATAAAGTGATAAAAGTTTGGGCCAAGTATCTCCCAAAAATCTACCAATTGCCTTTACCTTATCAGCATTTTTTTTATCACCAAACCATCCTAATAGTTTATAGACAACTCTTCCAAGAAAAACTGTTACGAAGAAATCAATTATTCTATCAAGTATGCTTTTAACTGGTGATATAACTTGTTCTGCAGCAGACTTTAATCCTTCAAATTTCTTTTCTAAATTATCTTCAGCAAGTCCTCTTTTTTCTTGTTCTGCTTTTCTTCTATCAAAAGCAGCAGTATTATCAAGTGCTTTTTTTCTACCTGCTAATATTGCTGCAATAGAAGCTACTGATACAGAAATCTTTGTGATACTATCTTCTACATTTGATGTTGAACTTCCTGGTAGTTTAGCACCGATATTTTCTCCACTAATTCTTGTGCTTTGACTCTTTGATATATTTTTAAGACTTGTAATTTTTCTAGAATTATTATTAGCAATCTTTTCTATGTTAGCAACCGATGCAACAAGTTGTCTTACACTACCAATAAGACTTATATTTGTTTTTTGTACATTGATAATATTTTTAGAAAAATCAACAAAACTTCCCTTCTTAAAACTTTCCGCAGAGAGTAAAGTTTTTTTGAGTTGTGAATCTAGATTTTTTAAATCGTTAGAATCGGGCATTGCTCATCTGTTGTTTTTGTTTTAACTCTTCCTCTTCAAGATGCTGCTGAAGTAGTCCAACATAAACATCTCTTTCCCAGGGAATCATATTTTCAATTTCCCATAATGAATATTTATGATACTGCATCAAAGAAAAGTTCAGACGAAAATAATTCTCAAGGTCCATATGGACCATTCCTATGCGAAAAAACTTGCTAACCCTTCTAAAACAACTTCACTTTCAACTTCTGTTTTTGGATTTTTAACTTTGATGGTATGGGAGAGTTTAGGCATTGTCTCAAAGAACTTTTCAATGTCTTTGAATTGAGAAGAATTCATTGAATCTAAAAATTCAGTAACTTCTTTTTTTGTTACATCAGAAGTAACCCAAACTTCATCTGCAGTGTAAATCTTATCAATGCAAGATGCAATAAGATCAAAAGATTGATCCATAGCATTTCCACCCTCAAAATCAAAATTATTCTTAATGAATTGATCCAGTGATGGATACTTCATTTCCATCATAACTGAATTATCAATCTTAATTTTTTTCTCGTGAGTTTCGTTTTTCTGAACCTTAATATCATCAAGAACTATTTTTACAGGAACTTGAGTTTCACCATCATCAGGGCAAATAATATTAACTTCTAGTTCTTCTCCAACAGACTTACCACGAATGTTAAGGAACAAGAATTCAATATCAAAAGTAGGAAGTGTTTCTACTTTAATATTCTTGGTTATGATACAGTTTTTAATTACTGTTTTTATTGCGGTGGTAATTTGCTTTGTGTCTTCACTCTCAAGAGCAATGACTAAAAGTTTTTCTTCTCTAACTAGAAATGGTCTGTATTGAATAGTCTCTTTAGTTGAGGGCAATTCAAGTTGATATGTTGGTGTAGCAATTTTTGGTAAAGGCATAATATCCTATAATGATTTCAGTATGATTATTTATTAGGTCTTTAGAAGAGGTTTAAGTTTGCTGCGGTTGCAAAATCAATTTGTGAAGCACCAGCACTATTAAAAGGAACACCACCAGGAGTGATATTTCCAGTAACACTACTTAAATCTATATTAGAATTGAATGCTTGAGTATTAATCTGTGCAAGTTGCTGTGGTGTTGCAGTAAAATTCGGGCTAGAAGGATCTCCAGTAGATTTTGTAGTAGATTGTGGTTCTGCTTTATTAGATCCCTGTATTAAAACATATCTAATATAACTCATAGAAACTGTACACTTAAGTAAAGAAGAAGCATCGTATGAAACCGGCATTGAATTGATACTAATTGGGAAAGATCTTATAAACTTATATTCTAATGTTTGTGTGTAGTCTCTTTCAAATTTTGTAACAGTTAATCCATCTGCTGTGTATCCATTTTTTCCCTCAGGATACCTAACTCTATAAAAATATTCCCTATCTTCCGATCCAGCATTTTTATCTGTTTGTTTTCCTCTACTTTCGTTTACAATATACTTCATCCAAGTTTCAAAATATCTAATTGGAAGATAGTTATCAGCATCAACATAAAATGTTAAATCAATACGATCATCATAAACTCTCCTATATGCATGTCTTTCTGTTACACCATGAAAATTATCATTAATCTCAAAGGTTGCTAAATTAGATCCAGGAAGAGTTGCTTCTGAACACATTAAATTTAACTTTCCCTGATTTAAAATAACACCATTATATTTTAAAAATTCATCAAATCCACCAGCTGGTGGTTTTGGAATTGTAACAGCAAAATGAGAGGTAAGTGCAGGACGAAGTAAGTTAAGTTTAATATCTGCTATTTTTTTGGGAGTGGGAGTAACACTAGCCATTTATAAATACTTTTTGATCTTTATATATTATGTAGTAGAGATAATGGGAGAAAGTTTAAAGAGTAGATATAAACCATCATACCCCCAAAAATATATTGGGGACTCAAATAATATTGTTTGTAGAAGTAGTTGGGAAAGGAAATTCTGTTATTGGTGCGATCTAAATGAAAATATAATTGCGTGGGGTTCAGAAGAAATTCGTATCAAATATTACGATCCAGTAAAGAAAAAAGTAAGAACTTACTTTCCAGATTTTATTATCAAAGTAAAAGAGCAATCTGGAGAGATTAAAAAATATATTATCGAAATCAAACCACAAAAACAAACAGTGGAACCAAAACCTAGAGCAAGAACAACTAAATCATATCTCTATGAGGTTTATACATATGTAACCAATCAAGCAAAGTGGCAAGCAGCAGAAGAATTTTGCAAAGATAATATGATTGGGTTTCGTATTATCACGGAAAATGATTTAGGTATCAAATAATGGCAGAAGGTTTCGGACAATATGTTGGTGTTCCTCCAAGAATGAGAGAGTTAAAAAGAAGAATTGATGAAGAAGGAGCACGAGATCCAGAAGACTTAATGTTGATTATTACAGATGTATTAAAGGAAGAAGTATTGTATCCAGAACCAGGAAAGTTTTATACCTTCATTTATAATTCAAAGACACCAAACATTGAATATGACCAACACCCTTTAATTGCTTGCACCTCATTAGAGAGATGGGGATTTAAAGCAATCAATTTTCATTGGAGACAAGGAAGACAATATACCTGGGAAGAGGTTGCAGGGAAACTTCATGTTGTAAGATATGAAGAACTTGATGAGTTAATATCTATAAATTATGCAAAGTTCCGTCTAAATAAATAAAAACCTTATGTCTATGTTTAGAAGAAAGCCGACATATACTTTAAGCACCTTCACTAGTGTGGAGGTGTTTTGATGTCTCAACACCAAATAACAGTAGAAAGACCTTGGGCAAATATTCCAACAAAACAACTTATCAATACAGAAACAGGTCAAACAGAAGTTTTTGTAAGAAATCCTCCATTTTCGGACATTAAAGTAGCGCAATCTGGAGCAAATAATCAGTGGGAAATAACAGATAAAAATGCATTATTAACAAATTATAAAAATTATAATAGTAAAAACTCTACTAATATAACAGAACAGGAGTTAAATAAGAAGTTTTTTACTGATGGAACAAAACAATTTAATAATGATAGAGCAGCAGTAATAAATAAAAACTCACCAGAAAATACTAAAACTTTTTTAGCAACAAAACAAAACCCAGTTCCAGGAACAATAGATCCAAAAACAGGAATAAAAGCAGGACAAACTTCACCAACTACTGCAAATCAAGCAACTAATCCTGGTACTGGTGCTGTTCCAGCAGACCCAGCTGCATTAAATACTGCACTAAAAAGTAGTGGCAACACAAGAAATCAGTTTCCAACTTTAAAGTATCCTGAAAAATTGGATGCAGGAAAGCAAGATGTGATTCAATTTAGTATGTTAAAATACTCTCCAAAAGCATTTGATTTGACTAAAATTAATATAAGTGGTTTTGGGGAAAGAAAACAAGATAGAAAGGCAATAGGAGTTGTTACACTACCCATTCCCAATGGTATAATTGATTCAAACGCAGTGACTTGGGGAGGTGATAGTATGAATGCCGGTGAAGCAGTCCTGGCAAATGTAGCACTAACTACTATTAAACAAGGATTTTCTGCAGGAGCAGGAGTAATAGCAAATGCTGCTCCTGCAGCAGGAACAAATGACGTTAAAACCGGTTTCGCGGAGGCATTTGCGGCTGCAGCAATCGGTGGGGAAGGAGCAAAACTTTTATCAAGAACAGAAGGTGCAATTTTAAATCCAAATCTGGAATTATTATTTGAGGCACCTACATTAAGACCCTTTACTTTTACTTTTAAATTAGCATCAAGAAGTGAAGAAGAATCTAAAATAATTCGTTCAATTATTAGGTTTTTTAAACAAGGATCGGCTGCTCAAAAATCAGAATCAAATTTATTTCTAAAATCACCTCACACATTTCAGATTGAATATCTTCATAAAGGTAAATCACATACTTACTTAAATAAATTTAAAGAGTGTGCATTACAATCCTTTGGTGTAAGTTATACTCCCGAAGGACAATATGCAACGTTTAATGATGGTGCGATGGTTTCTTATCAGATTACGATGCAATTTCAAGAACTTGAACCAATCTTCAATGAAGATTATAC